TTTTTTGTCAGTATAGTTCATTGTACGGGACCGGGAGCAGGAGCGGGAGCGGCAGGCACCGGTCCCTGTTGCGCGAGCATGCCCGTACTCTCAAGGAACTTCTGGATCTCCTTCCGCAGCTTCCGGGCCTCGTTCGTCGCCACCTGCTCGTAAGCCTGGAGCAACGAGTCCAACCGCGCCATGAACGCATTCTTGCTCAAGGGATTCAGCACCTGACCCTGCTGCATCGCCCCATTGAGATATTGCATCAGCACCCCGATCCGACCCGCATAGTTCTGCCCAGGTTTCGCCGGCACCGGTATCCCCACCAGCAAGGTCGGGATCGTCTTCGACTCATCCTCCAACTCGTCCTGCGCCTTCTGGCCCGGATCCCGCAACAACCTCTTGATCAGGGACGGGTCATCCAACTCCATGATGCTCTTGTCCAACTCCACCTGATCCACCCAAGGACTGTTCATAAACAACTGCTTCCGGCTGATGGCCTGCTGCACCATCATCTGCCGACTCACCATGTCCATCCCACCCTTCGGCTCCAACTCATACTGGTCATGGAGGGCCACCGGATCCGCATCCAACGAATCCTCTGCGAACCGGTATCGCAAACCCTTGCTGTCGTATTGCACATACAAACTCCACGCCTGACGATACAGCTTGGCCAGCGACATCCGGAACAATCGCGCCCGCAGATCCCCGCTCTGCATCGCCTGCGCGTTGATGCTCTGGATCTCCGTCGCCGTCCTCCGGTCCGTTCCACCACTCATCACACTCGCCATCCCGTAATCCGGATTCCCGATCCGGTTCTCCGCCACCGCACGGGTCTGGTTCAACTCCTGATCAAAACTCACCGGAGGCTGCGGCATCTGCACCGGTGCCACCCCGTATGGCAATATCTGACCCGGCTGGAACCGCAGGTTGATGCTGTTCGGCAACTCCCGTTCCGCACGGAACAAGGGTCGGTTGTACAACGTCATCGCGTCATGCTTGTGGTTCCACATCGAGGTCATGCTCAACTCGAACGGAGCAAGGATCTCGCACACCCCCCTTGGACTGAACCATCCCTTGTCCTTGATCTCATAAGGGAAATCCACGAATGGCAAATGTCCGTGGTCATAGGGCAACTCCATCGGATCCCGCAGATCCAGATCCACCGCCGCCGGACTATACAGATACACCTCCCAATTCCCCGCATCGGTCTTCCGATACACCTCCCAGATGATCACTCCATCGGTGTTGCTGGTGTACGTTATCCCCTCGCGCAACTGCTTGGCATCATTCTCCGCCGCCGCCCCAGGAATATTGTCATCCTCCTGCGGGTTCCCACGGATCCGCTGCACCGTCTTCGCATCCGCTTTCCATCCGAACTCGCCCGCCATTCGCTTGTACGCCCCCACGCTCATCGGCATCACATGCACCGCCCAATCCGCATCCTGCAAATCGACCGTGTACGGCGGCACCACGAAATACATCGGGTCCACCGCCTCAAACCCGACCCGCTTGCTCCCGGGATTCCAGAAACACTTCATCACCCCACGCCCACTCATCAGCGTGTAATCCACCCAGCTCAACACCTCATCCACGAAGTTGGTCTTCTCCCGCACCTTGTAGTTGAACCAATCCTCCGCGACCTTCGTATACGCATTCAACTGCTGCCTCATCGGCACAAAGCTGGCCACCACATCCATCCCAAGAGCCTGTTGCAGAAATAACGGCTTCAACTTCTCAATCGCCGTATCAATCAAAGGCCAATGCAGATCCGCCGCCTTCGGCCACGGCTTGTTCGCCCGCCGCAATCCATGGTGCCTCAACTCATACCACCTCGTCTGCCGCAACTCCCATGGACTCCGTTGCTCGATGCTCTCCAATATATGCCCTTGCAACTCCTTCCGCCCCTTGTCGCTCATCATATTGCCCCCCTTACTAACCACCAACCTCACATCCCGCAAGCACAGTATCCCCCTCCAGCGGGCCAATCTCCTCCTCCATCCTCTCCAATAAACTCCTCCCATCCTCCCCCACAGCCCTCAAATACTCATCCATCCTCTTCCCGCCACCACCACAAAACGCCAATACCATCGCATCCGCCCGATCCGGACTGTTGATCCCACGCGCCCGCAACTCGTCCTTCCCCTCCAACGCCAACTTCCCCTTCCCATTGGTCCGCACCCTCCGACTCACAAACTGCTGCAACAACACCTCATCCACCCCGCACGGTCCCAAGTTCACCTTCCTCTCCTCCACCATCCGCCCAAACTCAATCCACATCTCCGCCGCCCGATTCACAAACTGATCATCCCGAACAGCCTGCTCCCCAAAGTTCACCCTCCTCACATCCCACCCCTCCGCCCGCAACGCATCACACATCACCACCCCCATCCCACCCACATCCGCATACACATCCTCCGCCTTCAACCCCCACTTCCTAAACTCCGCAATAAACCTCCCCACACTCGCCATCGTGTCCCGATCCCTCCACCGCACCAACCCCTTCACGCAATTCCCCCTCCGCACCACCATCACACTCTCATCCCCACCAGCAGAAAAATCACACCCAGCACTCAACCTGTGACCCTCCTCCTCCTCCTTGCACGGATCACTCACACACCTCTGCCAATCCACCGTCTTCACCGCCGTCACACTCCCATCATCCTCCATGAACTCCGCATGTATCATCGACCGCACCAACGGATGCCCCTCACCCCAGCGGGCCACCTGCTCATCTATCCACTCCTTCCGGATATGCGGACACTCATACGCCGTCACCGTGAACGTCTTCCACCTCCCGTCATTCCTCCGAAACGCCTCGTAGAAATACCCACTACTCCCACCAGGACTGCTCATCATCAACACCCGCGTCGGCTGACACCGCTCCATCGACTGGAATATCCCGTCCGGCACAGCCTTCGCCTCATCCACCACATACAACAAATCCCCACTCGGCCCCTGCACATGCCACCCCTCAGCCTTCTCAGGATTGCTCGCCGAAAACCCAATACACCGACTCACCAACTCCTGACCCTCCACCAACCTGGGATACAAATACCGTATCTCCCCATCCTTCACCGAAAACCCATTCTCCTCACCCCCCAACCCATTGATCATCTTCCTCAAATGCGGCCACAACGCATCCGCCACCTGCCGATACACCCCAGCCGTACACACCACCAAACTCCCAGGCCACCTCAACATATGCCAAATCACCGCACTCGCCGCCACCATGCTCGTCTTCCCACTCCCATTCGCAGCCTTCAACGCCACCCTCGAATGCTTCTCACCCAACGCCCCCAACACCGCCTCCTGCCACCCATACACCTCCCGCAAACCCAACATCATCTTCGGGAAATTCTCCAACCTCTGCGCCTCAGCCAACAACTTCTTCTGCTTCCAAGCAGGCATCCCACCACCAGAGGAATACGAGTTGGCCATGGGGTTGCGCTTACGCTTTATCTGCTTGACAGGCATAAAAATATGTCGGTTGGAAGAGGGGGGTATCAGGATCAACCCACCCCCACCGTGGGGGTCCACCCCCCCCCGTGGTCACTTGCCGCCGAATGCTCCTAACAAGTTGCCCGAGATGCTCAGCTCCTTGCCCTTGCTTGTGTGGTCAATAGAGGCCCTGGCAACGTAGCCACGAGTTCTTTCGAGCAACCACGCGGATCCTTGCCAGCCTACGCCCGCCTCGCGGACGACACGGCTCATGTCGTATTCTCCCCGTGTCCTAGAGGCATCGATTTCTTCCTTCCGGTCCGGATGGCGGGCGAGATACTTGCTAAAAGTTTTATCCGTCATTCCCGCAATGTGACACAAGCGGTCGGCCGGTATCCCAATGGCGGCGGCATCAAGGACACGGGACCAATCGGCCGGCGCAACTTCCTTCGGAGCGGGGCCTGGCGCGGTTTTTTTTACGACGACGGAAGGATGGACTATGGGCACCATCCCTTTGCCTTCCGTTTTCGCCCGTTTCCTTGTTTTCTCCGTCATTCCCCTTTCCCTTTCCATGCGATCCCCATCTCCGATCCCATCCCGGGACGCAACCACCAATTTCCCCCTTGACACCCACCCCCATCACCATCACCCTGCGCCCGCGACCCGAAAACCGGGCCTGAATCAAATGAAAACCCTGAAATCCCTACTATCGGCCCTGGCGCTCCTTGCGCTAGCGGCCCTCGTCGTCACCACCCTAGCGCTCTGCGTTGCGGAGCTATTTGTCGGAGGTGGCCTGTGAATCTCTGCCGGATTTTTGAGGAATCTTCTGGATTCCATTATTCGGACGAATCGCTTCCTTTCTTGGATGCTCGGGGGCGTGGCTTCCGGAGCCGATCGGAGGCGATGCGAGAGGCTTAC